TGAGTCTTCCACTACTTGTTTAGCATCGTTAACAAAGTCTCCCACCATCTTACTATAAGTGTTCTGTGTTACACTTGCTACTTCATCTTCTCGTAGCCTACGTAGTACCTCGTTGACTATGTTCAAATATGTGGTACTCATCTACCGCCTGCTCCATATAAATTTTGCATAACTGCTTGTTGTAATAAAGAATCATCAAACAAGCCTAGTCTTTTTTGTACCTGTGTCTTGTCCAGTGTTGGGAAACTTCTAAGGTTACGTATCTCATTTGCTATTGTTTGAGCATAATCTTGTTGTGAATACTGAGGAGCTTGATAACCTTGTAAAGGAAGTGTTCTTTCCAATAGCTCAGGCGCTTCATATGTTTTTCTAAACTTATAGTCTTCAAAGTCTTTAGGTGTAAATCCTGTCCCTACGCCCCCACCAGCACCTCCTCCCATACCAGCTAGTAAGCCTAAGCCTAGTCCTGCACCTATGCCAGCCCCTGCACCTTGACCTCTGCCTGTGCCTAAACCTTCACCGTATCTGGCTTCTCCAGCAGCTTCACCTGCTGCTACAGCTTCTCCATATTTAGCGTCAGCGGCTGCTGCATCTGCTTGTGCCTGTGCTTGTTGTTCCGCTAAACGTGCTTCCGCTGCTTCTGCTCTAGCCTCTGCTTGTGCAATAGCATCTTTCTCTGCTGCGGCTTTAGCTTCAGCGGCTGCTCTAGCTTCCGCTGCTTTTCTAGCTTCTTCAGCTAAACGTGCTGCTTCAGCTTCTCTAGCAGCCTGTGCTTCCGCTGCTTGTCTTTGAGCTTCTGCTTCTGCTTCTGCCTCTAGTTGTGCAGTAGTGTCATCAACAACAGTGTCCTCTAAGATGTCTGTAGGCTCTGTAGTTGTTACAGGTGTAGGCTCTGGTGTAGGTGCAGTAGTAGCTACAGGTGTAACTGGAGGAGCTACTGTGGGCTGTGGTGCTGTAGTAGGAGTAGTTGTAGATGCTAGTGTAGCTAATGTGTTAGTTAACAAAGCATTAGTAACAGACCCCGGTGATGTCAATGTTGGAGGCTGTACTACAGGAGTTATAGTTGCGCTAGGCGCTGCGGGTGCAGTAACTGTTGTTGCTGGTGCTGATGGTGCTGCTGCACTTGAAGCTCCACCTCCACCTCCGGGCGGTGTAGGCACAACAGGACGCTCTATCTTTGGTTCTGTAAACTCAATTTCTTGGGGGTCTACAGTAACAGGCTCTACAGGCTCAGAGCCAAATCTCCATGATTCAAGTTCAGAACCTCTTTGAGGAGTAGATTCAGAAAACAAAAGATTACCTCTTGCATCTCGTCTTTCTGTTACAGGATAATCTCTAAGTATGCTGGGGTCAAAAGAAATTTGTCTTCTTTGTTCTGGTGACAAGGCATCATATCTTTGCCGAATCCTGCTTTGTACAATAGCACCTTCATCTCCAAACACATAATCAACAGCTTGTTGACCCCCGTGTTTTAGAAGCTGGTCTTTGTATTCAAATACTGATAATTTATTAAAAGCATCTTCCCCAATATCTTCAACAATATCTTTTACAGTATTTTCCATAAATACAGGAGAATCTGAAGACGGGTTTAATGTTTCTTGTATGGTATCTCTAACTTCTCCTACAGTCTCTTTAACTCCTTCTACAGCTTCTTTAGCCTTATCTACTACAGAAGGTTCTTCAGTAGTTTCTCCAGCAGAAGCAGTTACTGCATCGTTAGTTTTTAGTGCTTCTAAAGCATCTTTGCCAAGAGACATACCAGCAGCAAGTAACCCTGCTTGTAAGGGGTCGCCACCAGTTAACTCTGCAATAGCAGCAGAGCTAAGTCCTCTAGCACCAGCAGTGCCAAAAGTACCTAAGTCTGCTCCAGTAATAAGAGGATCTGCAAAGCCACCTAAGCCGCCTGTAAGAGCCGCTGTTAAAGGATCACCACCTGTGACTCCTGCTGTAGCTGCGCCAGTTAAAGCTCCTGTAAGAGCAGTATTAGCTGCTCCTGTAGCACCTAAGCCTGAAGATATACTTCCTGCTAAAGGCCCAAACAAACCTGCTCCAGCTATTGCAGGTAGCCCAGCTTCTACAACATCTCCTACGTAGTCCATGAAGCCTTTGCTTCTGTCTACAGTCTGTATTTCACCAAATGTAAAAGGATCGTATACGTACTCAGATGCGTTGTTACGGCTTATGCGCTGTGGAGATATGTCATATTTGGCATATATCTCTTGTACTTGAGGTGAGCGTTCATAAGCCTGTATAAGTGCATTCTGATAACTCTGACCTTCTAGCTGTGCCTGTGCTACCTCTGGGGCCATAACAGGCATAAGTTCTTCTTGGAACTTCTTTAGGTTCTCATTAGAGATATTGCCGTAGTCAAAGGCATAACCTTCAAAGTCTTCTAAGGTCTTGTCAAATGCAAACTCACCTACATTACTAGTGTCTATGCCACCGGGTACAATAAATAAATCTTCTACAGGAGCGTATGCACCTGCTTCAGCCATGTCAGCGCCGGATGTAATATAGCCTTGGTCTGATAAAGAGCTTTGAAGAATGTCTGCAAACTCTGATGGATCTTCTCCAGCACGCAAAGCATCGTAGTAAGTAGAGATGTTAGCAGGCTGTACTTGTGCTGCTTTAGCTGCATCTGCTTCTGCTTGTCGCCTATTACGTTCCTCTACTTCTGCTTTTAGTGCAGCAAGTCTAGCCGCCTCAGCAGCTTGGTATTCACGCTCTGCTCTGCCTCGTTCTTCTGCTTGTCTTTGTAAAGCAAGGGGGTCAAAGCCTCCACTGCCAAACAATCCTCCGGGTACAGATATTTGAAACACTATTTACCCCAGCGAGACAAAGTTTTGATACCGAAGCTAGCAGCTATAGCGCCACCTAAGAATGCTTTGTAGTAGTCAGGCATATTAGACAATACGGCAAACCCTTCTTGTACGTAGGGAACCATGTCAGGGATGAAGGCTCCAATTAAAGGTAAACTCAAAATAACTGCAAACCATTCGTCCTTCCATGAGGACTGTGATGCAGCGGCTTGTTGAGTTTCCCAGTCTGCGTCAGCATTAATCTTACGCATTTTGGACTCATGGACAGCTTGCTTTTCAGCAGCTTTATTTTTAAGGAAAGTACCGACCAAATTAGATACAGGGCCAATCAATGCTTGCCACATATTACACTCCTTAAAGATAAAGCTAAGGGGCCACCGTAGCAGCCCCCAGCTAAATGATTGTTACTTAGGAACAACCAAGGTCAAACCTGACTCAGGACGCAGTACGCTTACGCCGTACAGAGTATCTGAGGTGAACAGGTTAGCAAGGAACTCTTGCTTGTACTGAGTCTGAGAACGAACGCCCAGTTGCTCAGCCATTACAATTGCATCTTTTTGGAACAACAGTGCGCCCAAAGAGTCTACAGCAGAAGCAGAGTTATCAGCAGCAGTTTCAACTACAGGGCAGTTGGTGCTAACAAATACGTCAATACCATACAGTTGACCTATTTGACCACCAGTTACCTGACCGTTGTTTACGAAGTCAGAACTTACGTAACGGTCAATACCCATGATGGTGTTGCGTACTGAAGGAGGAATGACGAAGCAACGGTTTTCCATTGGTACGTCAGCGTCATCCAGCTTTTGAATGATAGCGCGGAAACCAGCGTCAGTGAATACATCAGCAGTGGTTACAGTGTCAGCCGTATAGGTAGACAGACCGTTGGTAGCGTCTACAAAGAACGTACCACCATTGTTGAGGTAAGTCGTAGAAGACGTACCAGCAGAGCCAAGGCCAGTAGCCAAGCTGTGCAGGTCGGTGTCAACTTGCTTCGCCAAAGCGTAGCCAGCATCTTCCGTGTAGAACTGACGTAGTGAGCTAAGAGCCTGTACGTCCGTAATGTCTTCAATCAAACGTGAGTATTCAAAGTGCTTGTCAATAGAGATCTGCACTTCACCTTCCGTAGCGTTCTGTACCGTTACAGCAGTGTTCTCAGCTTTAGCATGAGCATCACCACGGACAGGCTTAGGCACATGGATGGTATCACCCTTCTTGCCAGCCATAGACATCTTCTTGACAAGGTTTGCCAATACAAGGTTCTTCTGGTAGGCTGCAACAATCTCATCACTCCAAATTTCTGGAATGAAAGTAGCTGCGCTAGTGTTATCTACAAACCCGCCAGTTGCGGGATATACTGAATCAGTCATAATAAATATCTCCTAAGATATACTATCTGACCCGTTTTTCTGCGTATGCCTTCATAATCTCTGGTTGTAGAGCAGCATAGCGGTCAGGGTCGGTTCTCATAAGGTTAATAATGTCTGCGCGTCGGTAGATCTTCTTAGGTGCTGATTCATTGCTACCACGGGCATTACCTGTGGAAGCTGCTTTAACTGCTTGTTTACGGGATTGCTCCTCTACAGCGGCAGTCTGCTGTACAATGTTCTGTCGCTCTTTCCACAAGCTAAATAGCTCATCAGCGGCTTCACTGTCGTACTGCTGGTCTGCTGCTACAAACAGCTTAGTCCTAACATTAGATGCTTTAATCCATTCAGCAAAGTTTGCATCTTGCAAAATGTTCTGCATATCAGGGTGCTTACGTTGTAGCTCTGATAGTGCAGTGCTTGCACGATACTGTTGCGTTACGGCTTCAGCTTCCTTAATCTTAGGATGGTTCTGAATAGCCCTGTCTACAGCCTTATCAGGGTCTGTAAACCAATCTACTTCTTCGTCTTGTTGTGGTGCTTGTTGCGTATCTTGCGTGAGTTGTGTCTGGATATACGTATCAACAACTTTACGTAGCTCACCTACTTCAGAACTTTGTCGGCCCAATAGCTTCTCAGCTTCTTGGTGCATTTGTACAAGTTCTTCAGCAGTCTTGCCTTTATATTTGTCAGGTATCTCAGGTTCCTGTACTTCTGGTTCAGGAGTTTCCTGTTGCTCCTCAGCAAACATCTCTAGTTGTTTTTCGTTTTCTTCTTGATTATCCTGACGCTCAGGTTCAATAATCTTAGCCATTATTAACTCCGTACCTTAGTATTGTGGAGGTTTTTATTATGAAGGTTCTCTATGAGGTTTGCCTTCGTTCATGTGCCATGTGCTGTTCCCGGCGCTTAACCCATCTATCATGTGCATCAGGGAAGTCTCCACTGATACCTTCAAGATTAGATCTTACCGGGGAGATAACACGTTTAGCGTCCAAGCCACAACTGCACCTAGAAGTTGTGACATCAGACTTAACTAAATCTTCAAACTTATGTCCATCAGGACATCTAAAATCAAACAGCCTCATCTACAGCTTCTTCAGGGTCTTCTGATTCTGCTTGAGAATGAGCATTGTCAATCTGTGTTTCAAGATTAAGTATAGTTGCTAGGATAGCTAACTGTCCCTTACGGAAGTTCAAGTTATCATTATCCGTAGTCATCTCTACTGAGTTGATTTGTCCAACATTACCTTGTAAGTCAGAGATTAACTGTTTCCAGCCTTCTGAACGAAACATTGAGAAGTAATTGTTGAAATATGTTTCTAACTCTTGAGTCATAGTATTTTACCTTTGTTAAAGAATACTTGTGTACACTATTGTACCTATACATTATAGCATACTTTAACTCATTTGTCAAGTGTTTTTTAATAAAAAGTTAATT